TTTAATTTTTTAAGTGGAGCTGTGTTTTTAAGAAAATTAAATATATCTTTTGCTGCTTTAAATCCATTCTTTAATCCAGAACCCACTGCTCTTGCTAAATCTTTTATTCTTTTGATTGCAGCAGCACCAAAATCAAATAAAGCATTGCCAATTTTTTTAAGCCCATTACCAATAGCACTTCCACCTTTCTTCAGTAAGTTTCCAAAGGATTTGAAGAAACCTGTGAAACCATTCTTAACCAGATTAATAGGAGCTTTGATTGCAGATTTTAAAAAGCGTAATATTTTTGAACCACCAAGTCTAAATGCTTGGAACATTGCTCTAAGAGAAGCAAATGTAACATAGGCATTATTTTTTACAAAGTTTAAAGCATCAACTATTTTTTTAAAGTTCTTTAACAAGAACAAAAGAAGACCACCAAGCAATATATTCTTGATGAAGTCCATGATGTTGAATGCTTTACCAACACCACTAAGAACACCAGAAGCAGAGTCAAGTGCTTTCTTACCACCCTCAAGAAGTTTTTCTCTTCTCCTTCTTCTAAGTCTTGCTAATGCTGCCTTTCTTCTCTTCCTTCTTTCTAGTTCTTCTTTATACTGCCCTTTAAGAGCATCATCAATTGACCCAGATATCCTGGCTATATTTTTAATTTTAATATTGATTTTTTCAAAACCAATCTTACTTCCCTCAGTATCTAACTTTGGTTCTTCAACTTTAATAGGTGGTGATTTAACAATAGCACTGACTCCACCACCATCAAGTGCCCTAATTAGAGCACCACCTTTTTTACCTCCACCACCATCAAATAATTCTTCTTTACCCTTACCTCTCTTCTTTCTATTTTTAATAAAGTCCTTTGCTTTACTTTTAAGTTTATCCTTAGCTGCTTTTTTTAATGCACCAGTGGCAGCCTTCTTGGCACCCTGTGATAATAATCCTTTTGCTAATCCAGCTAGAAGTGGTGCTGCCATATTATCCTACCATACTATAGATTGATTTAATAATAAGGGTCTCAGTATTCATTGAATCTGTAGAAGAAAAGGCAGGCACTATGTTCTGAGCACCACCAGATGCAGCAGACATTGGTGTTGCATTAGCAGGAACTTTTGATTTGGAATTTTGTATAACAACACTCTTGCTAGGTTTTGGTCTAGGACCAGGTGCCTCTCTCCTTGGTTTGGGTTTTACAGTGGGTGAAGTTATAGGCGCAGAACCTGTTTCAACTGGTGACTTAATCACAGAACCCAATTGAACTTGTGGTGTCTCAGATACCTTTGCTGTCTCAGGTTTACCCATTACAAAATCTTTTATTCCCTGATATCCATCCACAATGTTCTCTAAAACAGTCTTTTTTTCTCCAGTTACATCTTCAAGTTTTACTTGAGGAGTTGATGATGGCATTAAACCCTCATCAGAAGAACTATCTTTAGCAGTTGAACTACCAAGAAACTGTTTGATCTTGGATCTCATTGCATTACCACCAGTAGATTTGACCTGCTGAGAAGAGAAGAATCCACCTGGATGATTATATGGTCCAGGAGTAAGTGAATCTAAGTCCCATCTTTGTACAGGTGAACTTAACTTACTATCTCTTACACCCTTTCTTTCAATCTCACCATGAGTGAATACATTTTTATCAACATCAGAAGCAGTCTGACCATATGATTTCATTAATGCTGCTGCTTCTTTCGCCATAGCATTTGTCTGAGAATTAGTCAATGGATTTTCTTTCCACCCCCTAGCATCACTATAATAACTTGGTGTCATTCCTTTGTGACCCATTGCTGCTGCAGCAATTGCTATTGAATTTGTATTGTATCCACCTGTGCCATCATTATTATCAACACCATATGATGCTGTTCTCATTGGTTTACCACTACCATCAAAGACTTGATGATATGGACCAACATTTTGATTGTGGTATCCACCAGTCCAATGGAAAAATATCTTTCTCTTCTTAGCATTTGGAGGGTTGCCTGCTGTTCCTCCCACTAATCCGCCACCAGAAAATCCTTGAGCATTTATTACAGTTTCACCACTATTCGTCATCTGGACATTATTTGTCATTCTAGGAGTGTTACTACCGCCACCAGAGGCATTCATTGCTAATAAATTACTGGCTCCATACTTACTAACAGCACCTCTACTCATCACTATCTCACCAGGTTGAGCAGCAATTAATTGAGTATCAGGTCCAGCACCAGTTATTTTCTGACCAGAACTTCTAGTGATACCACCACCCTCTTCATACCTTTTTATATTGGTAGTGTTATTAGTTACATACTCATTATTGATAACCTCTCCACCCTGATAACTCTGTTGAATAGGTGCTTGCTTTTGATTCTCTGGTCTTATCTTAAATGGATCATACATTGGGATCTCAGGGATCTTAGGCATTTCCAATGCTGGAGATTCATCTGGTATATTTTCTAATGGATCAGCACCAAACAGACCTAAGACATCATTGATTCTGTCTTCAATAAAGTTAAGTGATGAATGAATTGGACTTAAAATAAAATTATTGATTGGACCAAATACAAACGTATTGAATCCATCTATAAATCCATTGATTCCTCTAATAATGCCATTGAAAAATCCTAAGACATTATTCAATGCGTCAACAAAAGGTTGAAGCATCTTCTTTGGATCTTTCAACACATTCAATAAGAAAAGAAGAGCACCACCAAGTAAGACATTCTTAAAGAAGTTCATCAACATATCAAAGATTCCTTTGACGGGTTTGACTGCTTTCTTTCCTAAATTCTTATCATCAACATTCTTACCTTTACTTTCTAATATTTTTTCTCTATTTACTCTTCTTTCTTTTGCTTCAGCAGCATCCTCTTCTCTTTCTTCCTTCTTGCCAAGCAAAGTTTGCTGTTTCAAAGTTCCAAGGATGCTCTCCATTGTACTTTGAAGATTATCAAGGTTTGGAACTACGTTTTCCAATCCCTTTGAAACTTGTTCTTTAAACTCTTGATCATCTTCTCCACCTTGTAATTGCTGTGCAGGAGGAAGCATCAACATCTGAGGTTTAACACTCTGTGATGGTGCTGTTGATAAAGTTACTTTTCTTGATTCTAAAAATTTATTATTTAATCTCTCAGATTTTTTGACAAACTTCTTTACATCTATTTTCTTTTTCTTCTGCCCCTCAGGGACTTTGAATTTCTTTATTCTTACAAACTCATTAGTAAGATATGAAATGTCACCACTATCCATATCACTGCCACCCATTCTGACAGCAGCAATTTTTTCCTTGAGCAGTGTTCTATATGTTTCAAAGTCTATATCACTGGCATCTTCTATACCAAGATATGTGCGCAAAATACCCTCATTAATTTCTTTTTCCAAATTAGATGGGGTAGTTGTTGCCATTACTTACTCTTTGCCCTTTCCTCTTCTTCTTTAAGATGTTGCTCAAGTAAAATGGTATAAACTTCCCTTTCCCAAGGGATCATATTTTCAATCTCAGTCAATGAGTATTTATGGTACTGCATCAAGGCAAAATTCAGTTTATAGTATGACATCATATCCATATGTGCCATGCCTATGCGAAAAAACTTGAGAGTCCCTCCAGAGTGACTTTATTCTTTTTCTTGGTCTTTGGATTTTTCACATCAATAGTGTGAGAAAGTTTTGGCATTGTGCTAAAGAATTTCTCAATCTCTTTAAACTGTGAAGAATTCAACTGCTCAAGAAATTCCTTTACCTCTTCAGGACTTACATCACCTGTAGACCACACCTCTTCATTGTCATAGATTTTATCAATACAAGTTCCAATCAATTCAAATGATTGGTCAAGATTTGGATCTTCAAATTCAAAATTGTTTCTAATGAATTGTTCAAGAGATGGATACTTCATATCCATACAGTAAGTATCATCAAGTTTTACAGTCTTTGTATGATTCTCATCTGTAACAACTTCAATGTCATCAAGATTGATTGATACCTTTACTTCAGTGACGCCATCATCTGGACAGATGATGTTTACATCTACAACCTCTCCTACAGATTTACCTCTGATATTTAAAAAAAGATATTCAATATCAAAAGTTGGTAAATGTTCAACCTTAACATCCTTAGTTAAGATACAATCAGAAATCACTGCTTTGATTGCTGAGGTAATTTGTTGAGAATCCTCAGACTCAAGTGCAATAACTAAAAGTTTTTCTTCCTTAACAAGGAAGGGTCTATACTTAATTGTTTTTCCTGATGAAGGCAAGTCCAACTCAAATGTTGGTGTAACAATTTTTGGTAAAGGCATAATATCCTATGATGAAGTCAGTGTGAATATTTAGGCAGCATTTTGAGACGTGTTAAAAATTCTTCCCTGACTATCATTAAAGTTCAAAGCTAATCCATCATTAGTGGTTGCAATGGTACTATAAGGATCAGTCACATATCTGACGAATGTGAAGTTCACTGTCAATTTCAAAAGATCAGTTGCACCATAACTTATCTCCATTGGATTCATAGAAATTGGATAACCTTCAACCATAGTGTACTTGATACTCTGACGAGTTGATATATCTTTTTCAAATTTATACAATTCAATTACACTTTCTGTTTTATAACCACCAGGACCATCAGGATAGTTCATTCTAAATCCATTTCTAAAGTTTTTATAAGTTTCATTATTACCTCTATCATTTATTTCTTTACCAGCGATATAGTCCATCCATCCTTCAAAGAAGTGCAGAGTTCTGTATTCAGGATCAACAATCATTGACACTGACATTTGCTCATCATACATCCTTCTATATGCCATCTTCTCACTGACACCCATAAAATCAGATTTTACATCATGTGTGGCAAATGAAGAACCAGGAAGTGATGCATTAATACATGAGAGATTAATTCTCTCTTTGAAATTTTGATCAATTCCAATTCTTTTCTTTTGTTCAATATAGGTTTTTACAGGTAGGGGTATATTAATAGACAAGAAGTAATTTGAGGTTGTTGCTGACTGCATCAACCTTGTAATCAATTGATTTGTATTGTACTTGTAGTTACCTATTCTTGTGCCAGAATCAGCGGCCATCTATAAATAAACTTAATTACTATTACTATGTAGACAGGAAGTGGGAAAAAGTATAAAGACAAAATATAAACCCACCAACCCCAACAAGTATATGGGGAACCCTGACAATATTATCTGTAGAAGTTCTTGGGAAAGAAGGTTTTGTAAAGAGTGTGATACCAATCCTGGTATAAAAAAATGGGCAAGTGAAGAGTTCTCAATACCATATATCTCACCTGCAGATGGTAAGGTTCACAGATACTATCCAGACTTCTTGATTGAGAAGACAGATGGCAAGAGATATATTATTGAAATCAAACCTGATCATCAAACCAGAGAACCTGTAAAGAAAAACAGAGTCACTAAATCATACATATACGAATGCGCAACTTTTGAGATAAATAAAGCCAAGTGGAAAGCAGCATCAGAGTTTGCTAAAGATAATGGTATTGAGTTTCAGATAATGACGGAGAATCAAATCTTCCCAGAAAAACATCATACTAGGAAGAACTATGGAACAAGAGGAGTATCT